AAACCAGTGACGTCCGCGAGTCGGTCGATCGAGCGGACCGACGCCGAAGTCGCGCGATACGCGGGCATCGTCACGATGGAAACCTCATGCAGACGCACCGAACGCAAGGTCCGCGCCATCCCGTCCTCGGACCACGTGTCGCCATTCTTCGGAACCGAGAAACCGAACGACATCGAGTCCACGATGCCATCGCGCAGCAGCACCGCGAGATCGCGCCCGTCAGTCGTGTCCGGCAGGCTGGCCTCGACCCGCAGCCCGTGGCCGTCCTCTGTCAACGTCATGGACTTGTTTCGGGTTCGTGCCAGCGGGTGGGCGAAATCGTGATTACGCAACAGGTAAACGTTATTCCGGCTACGAATGGTGGACGCGAAAGCGCCCGGGGCGATCCGCTCGATGAACGGCAGAGGCTCAGACGGAGAGTCGAACACTGCGGCGTATCCGCTGAACGACATCCCATCACCACCGGCCCGCACCTCGATCGACTCTGTGAACGCCCGGATCTCCATCTTGCCTGGCATCGTTCGCCCTTCCTGCTGCTGGGATTCGATAATCATCGCGGCCTGCCGGTCGAGCCAGTCGCGCGCTGGTGACGGGTTTAGTGGGTCGATTCCCCACAGATAGTGGGCGACAGCGCCCGGTCCCGGGAACCTCGGGTGTGTCGGGTCGCTGTTCGCTGGCGCATCGAGGTCGCCACGGTGACGGGCTGCCCACGCTGCCGCGCGAATGACCTTGTCCTCAGTCATCGTGCCGTTCGCGATATCGCGTGCCTCGCGAATCGTCTGGTCCGTCAAACCGTTCCCGCCGCGACCATCGGCCCGATACGCCAGTCCACGTTCAGCGGCGCGACGCACATATCCCGGAACATTGACGGCCCGCACCTCGATCGCGCGCACATTCGACGCAACTGACGCCGCCCGATAGTTTGATGGCGGCGTCGTATGGATCCCCAGCTGCGTGAGCGCGCTGCGCGTGTCCCCGTTGTCGTCAATCCACTCCACAATCTGATGACCATCTAACAGATCCTGTGCTACATACACTTTATAGGCGGTCGGATCACCGGCGCCGGGGTTCATGGTCACGGCATGATGCGGCACACCATGATCCACCAGCCACGACGTCACGGATTCCCGATCACGTTCGTTGCGGGCCGTCACGATCCACACCAGCACGCCCTGAGCGTTCACGGCCTTCAGGTGCTCGATGACGCCGACACTGGGATCACCACCCGACATGCGCAGGGTGTTGTCGAAGTCGGACACGATGATGAGCGGGTCACCCGCGTCCCGCTTACCCGACCGCTCATCATCTTCGTCGGCCTGCCAAGCGTTGCAGTAATAGGCGCCCGAGACGTAATCACTCCACCGTTGACACCAGGCACGATCGCCTTGCACGTTCGACTCGTCATAGAACAAGCAGTTGCCGCAGGCTCGACCATCAGGAACGTCGGCCGCCAACGCGGGTCGATAGTTATCAGGGAGGGCACGCTCCCCACCCGGCTCCATATCCTCCGCGAGGGACACGGCCACCATCTGGTCGATCGCGGCCTGCTTGTCCGCATGGCAGCCGATCACCTCGCCGTCGTCCTTCACGGTCGCCCACCCGTCGCAGCCGTCCGTTTGATCGGTAATGAAGTACGGCATGTCAGTACCTCTGTTCCAGGACTTCGAGGACAACACCGGCCGGGTCACTGATCGCCCATAGTTGATGTTCAGGCGACAGGGTCAGTTGAAGGAAATCGTCCGCGTCGATGTGGATTCCAGTCGCGGTGCTCACCGCAGACCCGCCGAAATAGATTTTGTTGTTCGACGACTTCGCCGCGTTATGGAACGTCACGTCAATGCCCTGATTGTGGCGGACCGTGACCAGCGTCGGGGCCGTCCCCAACGTGAACTGTGCCGTCGTGAACTCCGCCATCAGTAAACCGACCCCGGATCATTCGGGTTGATCTGAATGATGGGCTGCAACTGGGACGACGGGACACCAGTGTGCTCGATATCAGGTAGTCCCAGGGCACGCAGAACCTCAGCCGGGTCGTAGCCGACGAGCACCAGATTGCGGGCCATCGTGACCTTCTTCTCAGTCTCCACAAGATTCGCGGCCGACAGATCCACATTCGCGAGCGGCACCCGCAGCACCTCACCCGCGTCGACCGTGCGCAGATCCTCCAGCCGCCGGACCTCATTCACGGACATGAATCCTGACTGGAGGGCCGTGGAGTACGCCGCGAACCGTGTCGACGTGTCACCCCGCAGCAGGCTGTCAAGGTTGAACCGTAGAAACGCGACACCAGGCAGCAGACGCGAATATGCCTGTTCGATCTTCGTGACGATCGGGACGACCGAGAAACGCACCCACTGGATGGCGTTGTTTTCGACGTTGCTGTAAGTCATGCCGTCGGTGATGCCGAGCATGTGCGGGGGGACACGGAAAATGCGGGCGACGTCCTCGACGGACTGGCGGCGCGACGCGTTCAACTGCGACGACTCAGGGTCGATCCCGGTCGCCGTGAACTTCGCCCCACCCTGAAGGACGGCCGGACGATGCGACCGCGTCAGCCCCTGATGCGACGCTTCGAACGTATCGACCAGCGCTGTCGCCTGTTCCTTCGTGAGCGCCCCGGGCCACTCGATGACACCCGGGACCATCGAACCCTGACCAAAGAATCGGGCCGCGAACTCGGTCAGCGCCTGCGCCAGCCCGAGGGTTTCCTTGTTCTGTGTGATCCGTGAAACTCCACGCAGTTCGCCCGGTAGCGTCATCTCCGTGATGTGGATCATGTCGGACGCGGGGATGATGACCTTCCCCGAACCGACCACATACTCCAGTTCGCGGGACGCGTTACGCCGAACCTCGACGTGCTGCGGGTTCAGGACCGTCAGGTCAATTACTTCGCCCGTGGTGGGCGACCGTAGGACGTGCGTGAAACTGTTCCCGTCGATGAGCAGGGACACCATCACCTGAGCGAAATGGTCTGACCGCGTGATCCCCGGCGACGGTTCATCAATCCACGTAGGCCGCGGCCGATATGGGCGCCGGTCCCCGTCGATCCGAAGATACACATCCGCAGGCAACGTCGAAACACAGTCCGTATACAGGCGAACACACGAATAGACGGCCGACACTCGCAGCGCGTTGTCGCCGTGAATTGGGACACCGGACAGGCTCGAACCACCGACCCAGTCACCACCCGCGCCCCACACCGTCTGAAACGACAACGCCCGACGTTCGGTCAACCTGCGCAGCATTCGGTTACTCCTTGTCGGTTCGTTCCGTCGCGATGCCCATCAGCAGGGCGAACAGTCCGCCCGTGATAACACCGGCGGGGATGAAAATCAGGGCAACGCCGACCGTGATCGCGACCGCACCCACGATCTGAACGATCGACGGGACTGGCAGTTTCACAGGCGCGGATCCTTCCTAGACGACCCAAATCGCGGGTACAGATGCGGGGATTTGCTCCCGCACCATTGTCGCGCGATCGAACGCCATGACCGCAGACACGGCCGCGTCGATCTTGCGTGGGCTCCCCCGGTGTTCCTTCACGATGCGCGGACCTTTCTGGTCGACCTTCAGCACACAGTTCTGGAAATGCCGAGCCAGCAGCGGATCCCCGTCGTGCCTGATCTTTCCGGACGTGACGGCGTCGTAGAACTTCGCGGTCGCCGGAACCATACGCGCCGGACTGGTCGAGGCATACTCGATGACGGGGACGCCGACAGCCTCTAGCGCCTCGATGCTGCGCGACCATCGGAACGGGTCACACGCGACCTCGACGACACGCCACCGGCCACACGCCTCGACGATCGTCTGCTCCACCTGGCCGATGTCGACCCGCCAGTCATCCCGATCCGTCGGTTGTTTCTCCCACGCGCGAACCATGAACACGCGCGGCTCATCCTCAACCGTGACGCCCACGACGACGGACGCGTCACCACTGAACGAACCGTCGAAACCTAGGATCACCTCGACGTCCTCATCCGGTGCCGGTGCTGGGCTGATGTCAAGCCCGTCCCACGACCCCGCCGGTAGCCACGCCGTCTGCGACGACGTCCACGTGTTCAACCGTTTCGTCCGAAACTCCGCTTCCGGTGTCCGGCGCACAGCTGAATCGAAATCTTCGGGATCCTGCAAATCACCGAACGCCGGATTCGCTTTCTTCCACACTTCCGGATCGCGGTGGTCGGCGGACTCGGCCGCACCCCACCACGCCATGAAGAACGTCGGGTCGTCGACCTCGCGTTTCGCGATCCGCCGCCCGTACTGCCACAGGCTGAAGCAGATTGAATCCTGACCGGTCGAGTCTGATTTCGTGCCAGCCGTCGACCACGCCGTGAACCTCGCGTCGATACGGGCCGCCATCGCGAGCGACATCACGTCGAATAGTTCCCGCGTCGGCGCCCCATGCAACTCGTCATAATGGACAGACGTCGGGCTGAGCCCTTCCTTGCGGACGGCGTCCGACGACAGGACGCGATAAACCGAACCCGTCGCCGGGATCACGATCGCATCGCGGTACACCTTCGACTGGGCCGACAACTCCGGCGACCTTTCAAGCATCCCCTTCGCCGTCGCAAACACGATCCGCGCCTGATCCTTATCGACCGCGCACGAATACACCTCGCCACCGTTCGGCCCCATAAACAGGTCATAGAGGGCCAACGACGACGCGAGCGCCGACTTCCCAGACTTGCGTGGCAGCATCACAAGATTCAGTTTCGACCGGTAACGGCCATCATCGCGCCTGGCATACATGGCGCGAATCAAGTTCCTTTGCCACGGCCGCAGGTCCATCGGCTCACCCGCTCGACCCCCGACGGAATCTTTCACCTGAACACACAACGCCTCGACGAAGTCGACCGCCAAATCACCATCGCCCCGGTCGACGTCACCCACCGGGACCGGAGTCACGAGTGCAGGAGGCCACCCCTTCACCTTCACGGCCTTAGTCGCCATCGACCACGACCACCTGATCCGACGGGCGACCAGTCGGCGCACGACGCGCCCGCAACTCCTCCAGTTTCGACTGAGCCCGCACCTCAGCTAAACCGAGACGCGACCGGGCCGTCGGATCGAAACCCAACTCCGACAGCAGCGTCCCGATTTCCTTATTCAACGCCCGCAGCGAACCTCGAACACGCCAGTCGCTTTCGTCCTCGGCCAGCATCAGCATCAGCCGTGAACGTTCCCGCAAACTGTCCCGCACCATCAACGCCTTCGGGACATCCGTGCGCGCCAACCAGGCGACCCCTTCATCGAGCAGCGACGCCCACGCCTCGTCGACCGGCCAAAGCATGAAGTCAGGACCGAACACGGGGACCGCTGGCAACAGCACCGACCCGTCACCGTTCAGGTGTTTCGTCGTGTTTAGCGTCCCGTCGCGGCGATGCTGCTCATTCGGTTTACGTGCTCTCGACATCCTGACCCCTCACTAGGTTCCGTAACTCCCGCTCACGCTTCAGCGACCATTCCGTCGGCGAAACCTGATTCCTGACGATGAGCCCCGCCAACTGGTCACGCCACGACGTCGACCAGTCGTCGACCGTGAACGAAACCACCGGCCCACGCCGATCCCATCGACCCACACGCCAACGATAGCCCGCCACGGCCACACGCGGCCCGTAGGCCGATTACATCCACGGCCACACCACCCGACCGGCGCAAACCCCTAGCGCGCTGGCGGTGCCCCGATCGGCCCAGAATCGGAACGTTCTGCGCGTGCA